CGACATCGACGCCCTCGAGTCCCGCGCAGGCACCATCGAATCCGCAGCCACAGCTCTCACCTCCCGCGTTAGCGCGTTGGAGACCGAGATCGACGGCGGCAGCTTCTAGTAGCTCCCTTCCCCCAAAGCGGCGGTGCGGTTCCAACCCGCCCGCCGCTCCACGGGGCCACTGCTTAAAACTTAATCCTTAAAACTTAAAACTCTTCATGGCCACGGTCCTCAAGCTCCTTCGCACCACGGTTCCCGGCCGAGTCCCTACCGCCGCGCAAGTGGCCCAGGGGAGCCTCGCCATCAACCTCGCCGACCGCCGACTTTACAGCAAAGACCACACCAACGAAGTTTTCCGCCTCGCCCGCCCCCGCGACCCCAGCGACTACCAGCTCCTCCACGCCGCCGACGGCGACGACCTCTACCTCGGCCGCCTCGCCTGGACCGATTACCCAGCCTCCGGCCCCGCCGAAGACTCCACCGACTGGACCATTTACAAAATCACCACCAACGCCTCCGGGGATGTCACCAGCGAGCAATCCGCAGTCGGCGCGTGGTCGAACAAACAATCTCTCACCTACAGCTAAACCATGATCGCCACACCCATCCTCTCCGGTGCATCCGGGACAAAAACTCTCGCGGCATTCACCCCGCGCCATAGCTCGCCGCCAGCGACTCTGTTTGCCACTCTCGACACGCGCAACTCGGTTGCCGTCCTCGATTTTGACGATGCCACCATCGAGAGCGCGATCTTCCCGTCGATCGTCCCAGAGGCCGCTGACCTCGCCAGCGGTCTTAGCGTCCGCATTACTTGGATGGCGACCACCGCCACCACCGGCAATGTCCGCTGGCGCGTAGCATTGGAGCGTGGCAACACCGACCTCGATGCCGACTCGTTCGACACCGCAGCCGAAGAAAATGGAACGGCAAACGGCACAAGCGGCAATCCCACCACGACCAGCATTTCGCTCTCCACCATCGACAGCGTGGCAGTCGGTGAGCCTTACCGCCTGCGAATTTCCCGCGTCGGCAGCGATGCTACTAACGACACCATGACAGGCGATGCCGAGCTGATCGCCGTCGAAATCAGGAGCGCGGCGTAATGGCTTACGATTTCACGGCAGCGAGCAGTCAGTTTCTTTCTGTAGCATCAGCACCAGCAACAGTCGCACCGTTAACAATGGCCTGCTGGTTTCGCCCTGCAACAATCACAACTGCGTATGGTTTGATTTGTTTAAATTCGACCACCGCAACAGATCGGCACGCTCTATTGTTTAGGGGAGACTTAGGTGGAGATCCTGTTTCTTTTTTTTCTGCTGCGGGGGCATCAAATGCGGCTGCGAATAGTGCAACCTCGTTTAGCTCAAACACTTGGGCTCATGCCTGCGGGGTTCTTTCATCGAGTGCAAGCAGGTCTGTTTATCTGAATGCAGGAGGGGTTGTTACAGACACGACAAACTTAGCAACAACTGGACTAACCCAAACCTCTATCGGCGCTCAAAGATTTTCAACATTTCCCTCAGGAACTAGTTTTATGGGGGGTCAAATCGCAGAAGTCGGCATCTGGAACGCCGCGCTCACTGCCGCCGAAATCGCCTCCCTCGCCAAAGGCATGACCTGCGACAAAGTGCGACCGCAGAGCCTTGTCTTTTACGCCCCCCTCGTCCGCGACCTCATTGACGCCAAAGGCGGTCTTACCATCACCAACAACAACGGCGCAACAGTTGCCAACCATCCTCGCATCTACCCATGAGCCTCTACATTAACACCACCACCAACGAACTGCGCGAACTCCCCGAAAGCTACATCGCCGCACTCATTGCAGCAGGAAACCCCAAAGCCGAGCAATGGCAAACTGCACCGCCAAAGCCAAGCGAGGAGTCGATCTGGCAAGACGGCGAGTGGGTCACGCCATCCGCTCCCACCTACACAGCCGAAGAATGGACCGACTCCCAAGGCTACGGTGGCAACCGCAGCACAACGCTCCTCTACCAAAAACTACGCCTCGACGCCTCCGCGAAATCCTCGCCCAAGCTCGTCGCAGTCCAAGCCTGGCTCGACGGCATGATCGCCCTCGGCCTCACCCCTGCCGCCAGCAACTGGCCTGCCGCACCGCACACATTTGAGGCAACGCTCACTGAAACACTCACAATCCTAAACTCCTAAAACCATGGCCAACGAACTTAATATCGCGCTCGCAAAATCGGGCCTCACCGTCACCGCTCAACGCTACCAAGCCGGAGCCGCCGTAGGCTCTGCCATCTCCTGCCCCGAAACCGGCAGCACGGGATTCTACAGCGGCAACATGACCGGCACGGCTGGCACCTACCAAGTCGCCTTCCTCGCCGCCGGAGCCAATGTCGGCAGCGGCAGCATCGTGTGGGACGGCACCGCCGAAGTCGCCACCAGCACGCTCACCGCTGCGCAAGTCAACGCCGAAGCGGACACAGCCCTTGCCGATGTTGGCCTCACAAACACCGTTACCGGGCGCATCGACGCCGCCATAAGTTCCCGCCTCGCCCCAAGCGGCACGCTGGCAACCGTCAACACCCTCACCAACGCCCCTACCGTCCCCACCGCAGCCGCCATCGCCGACGAAGTCCGCGTAGAGCTATCCACCGAACTCGCCCGCATCGATGCGCCAATCTCCGGCGCAGGCAACGCCCCGAGCGCCAGCACGGTGGCCACGGCAGTCCGCACCGAACTCGCAACCGAACTGGCCCGAGTGGATGCCGCAGTAAGCACACGCCTTGCAGGCAGCGCCTACACCGCGCCAGCAAACAGCGACATCACCGCGATCAAAGGCAAGACGGATCTGCTCGAGACAACCCGTTTGGCGCAGTGCAGCACCGTCGCCACCACCGGAGCCCAACTCGCCGCCGCGTTGAGCTAACAATGGACACCCACCAAGCCACAGCCAGCTTCACCGGCCTCCTCGCCACCGCAACAGGGCTTACCGTTTCCATGCTCCCAGAGCTCGAAGCCTGGCTGCGCATCGCATCGCTCGTCATCGGCTGCCTCGTCGGCCTCGCCTCACTCTACGCCATCCTCAGAAACAAAAAGCACCCCCATGAATAAAATCCTCTCCCACCTCAAACAGCCCTCAACTTTTCGCGGCCTCGCCGTCCTCGGCGGCCTCGCCGGATTAAGCCTCTCTCCCCAACATTGGGAAGCCATCGCGTCCGCCGTGGCGGGAGTCATCGGCCTCATCGAGGTTTTCCGCAACGAGAAGAAATGACCAGCCCCGCCCAAGTCGCCGCAAGCGCCCTGCTCCTCGGCTACATCTTCCTGACGATCTCGTTCCTCACCGGCTGCACCACGCTGGGCGTCTCCCTTGAAACCGACTACGGCAGGTTCACCTACCAGCTCCCAGAAATCCCCGCGCTCAAAGACAAGTGAGCTAACTCCCCATGCTCCCCCCGAGCCGCCCACAACAAGCCAAATCCAAAACGCAAGCCCTGCTGCAAAAAGCTCGCGTGGCCGATGAGGTCGCTCTTGTGGGCATCCGAGGCTACTACCGAGACACCATGGGCAAGCGCGGCGAGAACGACCGAGGCATCTACGACGACGCCATCTTTCTCGTATCGCCCAACGCCTACGCGACCTTCAACGCCAACACCGACCCCAGCGTAAAACGCAAAGGCATCGCCGTTTTGAAACCCGGCGTGCACCGCTACCGCAAAGGCAAGCACGGCCTCTCCAAGCCCGGCGGCGGCTACCCCGCCCTCCGCCCCGCCACGCCCGGCGAACAACTCCCCGTGACCCGCGACGGCGAAGGCGACAGCATGGGAACCGCCATCAACCTGCACAAAGGCGGCTACAACACTACGAGTTCGCTCGGCTGTCAGACGATCCACCCATCCCAATGGAGCGCATTCGTCGCCCTCGTCTATTCCGAGATGGACCGCGCCAATCAGAAAACCATCCCCTACCTACTCGTCGAGGAGGGCAACGCATGAGCCGTCTCCGCAAACCCAAAACCTCCCCACCGAAAGACCGCGAGGCCGTCATGCTCCAAGCCCGCGACCTGCTCGCCGAGCATTTCGATGTCGGCATCGCTTTGGTCTCTTGGGAGGACGGCGGCGAGACCTTCTTCATGGATTTCAAATTTGGAAACGACTACGCCGCCCGCGCCATCACCCGCGAGGCCGAAGACATCCTCTGGCCCTACGAGCCAGACGAAGACGAGGAGGAAGAAGAATGAAAACATCCTGGAGCAGCATCGCCCGCGAGCAAGCGGACAAAGCCCACAAGACCGAGGTGGACAGCCTCAAAGCCAAGCTCGCGCAATACCAAGCCAGCGTCGAGTCGCTGGAAAAGCAACTCGGCATCG